TTAACTCTCGGAGCCATAGTCTCTTACCTCGTTTCCGTACCTCTATTACAGCGCAGGGATCTGAAGCAAACCCGAAATCAAGACCAAGTATTACCTCGGCCTCCGGATCAGGTTCCCAATCGAACACCCAGTTCTTGTACACTTGGCCTTCTCCTATGTCCGTCCATTGGCCGAGTATGTGGTGAGCGTAGTATTCGGGATCGTCTAGTCTGGCCCGCTCCCATTCTTGAATCTTCTTCGGATCCAAGTTGTTGATATTGTCGTGGTACGTTGTGTGAATATAGCCGTGGTCCTCTGCCCATTTAGGATGGGGTTTGCCGTCTGGTGTGTAGAACCTACGGAATATCCAGTGTGTTTTGGAGGTCGGGTTAAACAGGAGGAAGATACGACGCTCGATACCTTTGGTTCGGAAAGAGTCGATAAGTTTGATGTACTCCTGTTCACTGGGTAACTCCGTGGCCTCGTCTACAAGAAGATGAGAAACCCGGGCCAAGCCTTTCCCCCGTGCTGTCATCGTCCCCTCTTGTAGTTTCATAGAGTGGGTGATGATCATGTTGTCATTCTTGACGTTCTTAATCTCGTCGCCTTTAACCTCGAGGTACGGGGCTAAGCCCCAATCGTTGATGATGTCGACTATGTCTCTGTAGATCGATGTGGTCAGGGCTCTCTGAGTATAACGGGCGATGACACCACGAAAGTATTCATCGCCCATTAGTTTCATTACGAAATAAGCAGCTATATTAGTACTCTTACCGGAAGCTCTTCCTCCGCTGATAATCCAATAAGTCTTATCTTCGTAGAAGACCGGGGCATAGGCATCTAAGAACTTAAACTGCCTATCCATATATTACTCGGCCTTCTTCTTAGCCCAAAACGACCAAACTATAGAAGTGATAGTCATTATCCCACCGAGCAATTCCAACATGGTGGTTTCGTCGATCCAACCTTTGTAGATGGCGATAGAGCCGAGTCCAGACAAGAAGTGTCTGATGATTCCGAGGGTTTGTTCTTGTGTCATGATTTGTTGTTTTTATTTTCGGGTAAGACTATATTGATCGGGTTAAAGTCTTCCCCGTCTTTCCCGGTTATCTCTCTACGAGAAACCTGAGGTACGAATCTGGTCGAGATCTCAATCCAATACTTAAGAAACTCGGCCGGGCTTCGGTCGTAGACTTTCTGAAGAGCATCCTGAAGTTTGTCTTCGTGCCCTGCTAACAGAGCAGCAAAGGTAGCTTTGATCGACTCCGAGGTGGCATTGCCAACCCCTGGGGGTCTTCCCTTTGGATTTCCTGATTGTCCCGGCTTGAAAGGCATATCGTTGTTCTGTTGTTCTTTACAATAGATATGCTTTTCTGAAATATTTCTTAATACATCTTAGAAATCTGTTCGTCTATCCCGTAATCGATCAGTACTACACGATCGTTATACCTACCCCAGTTGGCGGGACAATATAGATCGCAGTTGTCTATATCCAGTTCTGGTATCTGTTGCTTAAGTAGTATTGCATAGTCGTCCCTAAATTCTGGTAAAGACTCCGCCCGCCTTTGACAAACTATACCGCCTAATCCCCAAACTAATGGCACGAGGTCAGAGGACCTATACTTATTCCAAAGTTCCCGCTCGTTTATACCTTGTAACCAACCACGCCTGTCGATAGGGATTTTAATAGCATAGTTACCAATTAAGAAGACCAGTCGGGTAGAAAATCGTACACTCATGATTTGCTTTCTGATGGTATTTCCCGTTTGTTTAAATGATAGACGTAAACCTCTTCTGCTGATTTGTATTTATCCCTACAAAATTTACTATTAGACCGGAGGCCGTGTTTTCTTAGACGATGTCCTACTGTTGGGTGTGTAGTATGCAGCATGGAGGCAATAGTAGAATTATCATAGCCCTGTGAATGTAGATCGAGTATATTCTGTTCAAACTCTTTATCTAGTTGAATGCTATGGCAGGGAAGATTATATCTTCTAAGAATTCTTTGTACGCTTTTCCAAGCAATACCAGTTACTTCTGAAATCTGAGTTATTGTTAACCTATCTTCTCCGTGATATGCTTTCAATATTTCCTCCTCTATGTAATTAGATCTGTCTTTTATTTCTTCCCAATAAGGCGAGACAATACCAAGACGTCTAGCTTTCTTCATTATATTAGCAACACCGGTATCTAGCTTTTCTGCAATTTCGGTCATGCTTAAACCCTGCTTATGAAGAGCTAGAATCTGCTGATCCATTTTTTTGTGCTTCTTAACCCAGACCGGAGTTTTCTTATGTACTTTATATGCTGAACTTATCTTAGCTTTACTAACCCCTTGCTTAGCTGAAATTTCTGTACTTTCTAACCCCTGATCTACCAATTTAGCTATTTCTGCATACTCCTTTTGTGCTCTTTCATGGGATTCGGTAATAACTTTAAGATTTCCTTTGTGTATAGTTTCCCAGTTGTACTTGGTCATCCAACCTACACAATCGTATTTTTTCCACCAATAAGCTTTACGTTCGTTTACCTGGTCGAGTGTTACAATCTCTAGCGGAATAAAAGTATCTGCCATCCAATAAGTAGTACCTACCCTTGCTTCCGGGTTTAGATGCTTTGTTACTCTAATCTTATTTTGCCCTTTATCATTTTTCATAAAGAAAATAAGCATACGCTGATTGGAGGCCGGGGATTGATAGGTAAACTCCCTTAAAAAGTAGTCGACTATCTCTACTTGCTTATGGACTAGAGCATAGGCAGAGAATAAGGCACCAAGCTTAATAAATTCTCTGCGATCCATTATTCTTTATTTCTGATCTCTTGCTTAACCTCGTTCCAGTAACTAACCAATCTTTCGAATTGGATCTCATCGCGGTCGGAGCCTACGAGGATCTGTAGATTACGTAGTTTACGTTCGATAGCTGTAATATCGCTTTCTAAATACCACGTTTTCTGTAGTACAGCTTTAGTAGATTCGTATTCGTGTATGAATAGATCAATAGTCTGATTCATCTTAGAAAGACCACCTCTGAATGTGCCCGGCATTTTTAGCCGATCCATATGTGCACGAAAGTTACTTTTATCGTCAATGGTTCTTTTCTTTACTTCCTTGACAAGACCATTAGAAAGCTGTCGACCTGTTTGTCGACCTGTACCTCGGAAGATCTCCCAGATTAGGATATCCAATCCATCTTTTTTAAATCCTTTAGCCATCTTATTTTTTATTGTTGTTTGAATATTCAAGCATCATTTTTCCGATTACCATACCTACTTTTCTACCGGTCTTATATCCCATTCGGCGACACCATTCAAAATAGCGTTGTTCTAAATTTTTGAAGTAGTTTTTTAACTTTTTCATTTTGTTGTGTTTTTAATGATTAACACAGCTAATATCAGGATTAGTCCCGTAGAAAAAAAATATTTAGACAATTTTTTTACATGCCCGGCAAAATCGACGCACAAAAAAAAGACCGGAAGGGTAACCGGTCCTTAGGAAAGTAATAAAAAACTAATTAGCACTATGGTAAAAGAGCTTCCCTTTTTATATTATATTCACTCCAAACGTTTTTGGTGTGTTGTTGTATCTTTTACAGTTTTGTCCAGATTAATTTCCATCTTTCGACACTTATTTATGTACTTGATCATCTCTTCTAGACTTCTGAAATTCCTGATGCTGGATTCATTAGCGTAGTGACCAAAGCCGAGGTAATAACACTGTAGCACATGGGAATACCTCGTGTATAGTATTCTGTATTCCTCATCCCTAATGATGTAGTACAGTTCGTGTACTTCAATCTTGTATCCCTGTTCTACAGCCCAGTAATAGAGATCCTGTGCGAGATCAGGAAAGAACTCTATCTGGAATTCTACTGTGGATTGCTTATAGGGCTTGTTAACCTTTGATCGCATATTTCTTCTATTCTTAAATCGGGTCCTTCTAATACTATAAAGTTACACATCTCTTGCAAACGACTATAACATCTTTCTCCATATCTTGCTAAAAGGTCTTCTCTGTTATAGTTTGTTGTAAAGCAAGTTCTATTTCGCCCCGCGGTTCTCTGAAAAACCTCGTATCTTAGTTGGATGATTTCTTCGCCGGGATTAAATTGATGACCATAACTAAGAATGGTTTCTGGCTCTGCTCCAAGATCGTCGAAAGTTAGATGATCCATCACAAATCGGTTAAACCAATTGTACCCTTCTTGTTGTACCCCACGTTTAACCTCGTAATCTGTAATCCAGGGGCCTTTATTTTTTTCTTCCAAAAACTCTTTCATTAGAGTAGTTTTGCCTACTCCGACGGGTCCCATAATAAGCAACCCCTTTTTAGGATCTAATCCTAATGCTTCCCAAAGACTTTCGTCCAGCAACTTTGCTTTCTCCTGTTGGTTTAGTTTTAAGTAGTTTTCCATTAGTACTTGTAATCATTTCTATTTTTAGTCCACTTAGTTGCGGATTCTTTTTCGTATCTTGCTTTAT